CGGCGCCAGCTCCCTGAAGGGCTTCGGAGCCGTCAAGACGGAGTTCGTCAGATTCACCAACTATGTCAAGGACACCCTGGACAAGAACCTGATCTACGTCTTCCACAGTCAGGAGCAGTCGGACAAGGACGGCAACAGCCAGCAGCGCCTCATGTGCGAGGGTGCGGCCAAGAATATTGTATGGACGCCCTGCGACTTCGGCGGCTATGTCCAGATGATCGGCAACCAGCGTGAGATCTGCTTCTCTCCGGAGCAGGAGTTCTTCGCCAAGGGATGCCACGGCATCACCGGCCACCTCAAGGTTCCAGAGCTTGGCCCGAACGACACAAACGACTTCATCACCCGGATCTTTGCCCAGGCCAAGGCCAACATTGCCGCCGAGGCCGAGGCATACGCCCCGATCAAGGCCCAGTATGAGGCTGTGATGGAGACCGTCCGAAAGATGGTCGATACCGTCACCGACGCCGAGAGCGCTGATAAGGTCAGTGCCGACATTCAGGCCCTCGCCCACGCCAGCACCAGTCTGAAGGAATCGTCCAAGATGCTGAAGGACAAGGCCGCAAGCCTCGGCCTGCGGTACAGCGCATCTGCAAAAGGATTCATCAAGGCACCGAAGGAGGGCTGATCATGCCCCGCTACAAGATTACTCAGTCCCTGATCAGCGCATGGAACTATGTCCACAACTGCTGGGAAGGTCAGGAGGACGCCGCCATGGAGTCCTTCCTGACCGCCCTCCGGGGCGAGAAAGAAGAGCTGACGCCGGAGCAGATGCAGAACATCCAGAACGGATTCGACTTTGAAAAGCTGGTCACGGACATCGCCACCGGCGCTTTCCATCCGCAATGGGAATGGGCTACAGATAAAGACGGAAACCTTTCTGTTGAACCGAACACCGGTGAGCCTATGGGTGCAAACGTCTACCCGAAGTGGTACCGCCCGGCGGCGGAGTTCGGTGCTCTGCTCCGGGGAGCGCAGTTTCAGGTCCGGATCCACAGACCCATCACCGTCAGGGGCATGGAGTTTGAGATCCACGGCGTTCTGGACGCCCTGAAGGAGGGCGTGATCTACGATATCAAGTTCAAGAACAAGTCCTTTGGCTCCTCCGACATTGCCGGCGACTGGCTCGACTCCCCGCAGCACCCGTTCTACTTCTACCTTGTCCCCGAGGCAAGAAAGTTCCTGTACCTGGTCTCAGACGGAAATGACATCTACATCGAGCAGTACCTTCCGGAAGAGACCAGAAAGGCCGAGGACATCATTTCAGAATTCGTGGACTTCCTCGAGACCGCAGGCCTCATGGACGTCTACAAGGCCAACTGGCAGGTCGCAGCATGAAAGGCCGGATCATCGACTACTCCATGAGCTTCGGCGGCAAACAGCGCATCACGCTGGAGCTCGACACCGACTTCCGCGAGGGCTATGAAGCCCTCAAGGAAGCTCCGGCCCTGGAGATCACCATCAGGCGGTGGCGGGCCCGGCGCAGCAACGATGCCAACAAGTATTTTCATGTGCTGGTGAATGAGATTGCCGCCGCCCGTGGGATCTCCGACGAAGAGGTGAAGCGTGGCCTGATCGTGGACTATGGCACGGTCGCCAGAGACGAGGACGGCAACAAAATCGCTTTCAAGCTCCCTGCCTCCGTTGATGTGGACGGTATCTACCCCTACACCCGGATGTACAAGGAAGTGGAGGAAAACGGAATCCCCATGAAATGCTACATCGTCTTCAAACGCTCGTCCGATATGGACACAAAGGAAATGGCCCACCTCATTGACGGGGCAATCACCGTTGCCCAGGAACTGAACATTGATACCGATACCCCAGACCGTCAGGGCTGGTGGGAATCACTGAAAGGAGAGAGAAAATGATCGAATACAAAGACACCTATCCGGACCCGCGCCTGAAGAGCGCCGCCGAGATCATGGAGGAAGAGGCCGAATGCGATCCGGATTACGTCACCATTCCCCGCTCGGAATACACCAAGCTCTGCCACGCTGAATTCTGCCGTCTGAAGCTGATCCGCGCAGCGCAGGTCATCACATCGAGCTTCGAATATGACAGATTTGTCCGCGTCCTGCTCGGCATGGAGGTGCCCGATGCTTAACCACATTGTCATCATGGGCCGCCTCACCCGGGATCCGGAACTGCGCACCACCCAGAGCGGCGTGAGCGTCACTTCCTTCACCGTTGCCGTGGATCGGGACTACTCCGGCCAGAACGGCCAGCAGAAGGAAACTGACTTCATCGACTGCGTGGCGTGGCGCAGCACCGGCGAGTTCGTCTCCAAGTATTTCAGCAAGGGCAGCATGATCGTCGTATCAGGGCGGCTGCAGTCCCGGAAATGGCAGGACAACCAGGGCAACAAGCGCGTCTCCTGGGAGATCAATGCCGACAGCGTTTACTTCGGAGAATCCAAGAAAAATCAGGATGCCGGAGGAAACGCTCCGACCCAGGGCGGCGGCTACTACGCCCAGCAGGGCCAGTACCAGGGTGGAGCCCGGACAGCCACTCGCCCGCCCGATGTGACGCCCAGTCCCTATGAGGAGCTGGACGATGACGACGGAGAACTGCCGTTCTGAGGAGGCGTGATCAATGGCAGAGAAACGAATGTTCGCCAAGACCATAGTTCTCTCTGATGCATTTCTGGACATGCCCATGTCGGCACGGTGCCTCTACTTCACCTTCGGGATGCTGGCGGACGATGACGGTTTTGTCAGCTCCCCGAAAGGGATCATGCGGCAGTGCGGTGCCTCCATGGACGACCTGAATATCCTGATCGCCAAACGCTATGTCCTGGCCTTCGACAGCGGGATCATCGTGATCAAGCACTGGCGGATCAACAACTATCTCCGGCAGGACCGATACACGCCGACCACCTATGTTGAGGAAAAGGAAACCCTGTCTCTCGATGCCAAGGGTGCCTATGTCGAAGCAGGCGAAGCCCAGTCTGGTATACCACCTGGTATACCAGTGGTAGACCACCCGGTATACCCAGATAAGGATAGAGAAGATAAGGATAGGTTAGAAGAGGATAGGTTAGATCAGGATAGAGAAGATAATGGAACACTTTCTGACGAAAGTGTTTGTCGCCCGGAGGACGTGCGACGTGTTGTCGATGCATGGCAGACGTTGGGAATTCAGAAGCTTCGGAAGATTCCGGATTCCACAACCAATGCTGGGAAGATGCTCAGGGCCAGAATCAGGGATTACGGCATCGGTTCTGTTCTGGAGGCAATCGAGATCGTCAGGGCCAGCGACTTCCTGATGGGCCGGGTCAAGGACTTCCAGATCACCTTCGACTGGTTCGTCCGGCCGAACAACTTCCTGAACATCGTCAACGGCAAGTATGACAACCGGGACAAGCCAGAAGCCAAGACCCGTCAGGGCCGGGAAATGCAGAGCAAATACGACATGATGCAGAAATGGAGCGAAACCTATGCCGATGACACCTGATGAATTCAAGCTGATCGCCGCCGGACTGCAGAGCGCCTTTCCCTGGGCAAACCTCTTTCCGACGCAGGAAGCCATGACGATCTGGTACAAGAAGCTCCGGGACATTCCCTATGAGGTCATGTCCGCCGTGGTGAACCGCTGGATCGACACCCGAAACGCACCGCCCACCATCGCCGATCTGAGAGCCGAGGCCAGTGTCGTTGTGAACGGCCTCCCTCCCACATGGGCAGACGGCTGGGAGCAGGTTCAGAAGGCCATCGGCCGCTACGGTTACATGCAGCGGGAAGCCGCACTCGCCTCCATGGATGAGGTCACCGCCGAAACGGTCCGCCGGATCGGCTGGCAGCAGATCTGTGAGAATGAGAACGTGGACGCCCTTAGGGCAAACTTCCGGATGGTGTATGAGACCATGGCCAGACGCCTGCAGGAAGACCGGCTGATTTCCTCCGGCACCCAGCAGAAACTCGAAGCGGTGAGGGTCCCGCAGGTTGCGGCCCTCGCCGATCAGATGAAATTGACTGACTGATTTACAGAAAGGATTGACTGATATGACAGACATCACCATTGAGCACGGCAAGGCGCTTGTCCCGCTGTACGCTCACATTGACGACACCACGACCCCGCCGAAGGCGCCGAGGCAGCCCCGCAGGAATTTCGACCCGCAGGACTGGTTCCGGGACTTCAAGATCAAAAACGGCATCGGTCTGCTTCTTCTCTTCGCCTGGGCGGCAAGCATGATGATCGGCTGCTGCATAACCGGCGTGATCGTCCGGCACAACACCACCGAGCGCGTTACCGCCGAAGTGACCTCTGAGCTCCGCAGCGGATTTCAGGAGTATCTGGACCGGCAGGAGCAGGAGCGCAAGGCGGCACAGTTTCTCACCGGTGACGCCTCCTTCGAGGCAGCGGTGGAAGGTCTGGCCGTTCCCCTGTCTCAGATCCTCGCCACCTACGCCATGGACTACGGCGTGACGGAAGAAGGACTGCGGACCATCGGCTGGGTCTTCTGTGCCAGATACGCCAAGAGCAGCACGGAATTCGGCCTGACACCGCAGGAGATCCTTGAGAAGGCCGGCGCCTGGGAAGGCAAGGTTGTGGAGCACGCCACCAGGCCGCAGGATCTGGAACTGGCCAGAGAGATCGCCAGAGACTTCCTGAAGGGCCAGTATCCGGATGGATTCACCACAGCTCTGACCTTCTTCGTCCGGGAGGCCGGCGGCAAGATCATCGCCAGAAACGAATTTTACACAGGGCCGTACACCACCTACTGGTGGTTCGGCAAGTAAGGAGGATTTACCGATGGAAAGAATGAAAATCGTCAAGACTCAGGACCTCTGCACCAGCATTCCCGTCTGCCGGATCATCAAGACCGAGGTGCAGAAGAAGGAAGACGGCAACTGGATCGTCGTGGCCGCTGTCGATCATGACCGCGCCGTCACGCTGGCCAGATATCCGACCGAGGACGACGCCCTCGCGGCGGAAACCAAGATGTGGCTCTGCGAGGATTCCATCTTCGTCTTCCCTGTCATCGGCGGTGACGTCTGATGGCCAAGGACGCAAGGCTTGTCCGGGATCCGCACCAGAAAGAGATCGTCCGGCTGTTTTCCGCCTTTGACGGAAGCAAAAACCGACGGAAGATCTTCGACGACTTCCTTGTCATGACCGCCTGCATGCTCTCCAACCTTGGAGATCCCGTCCACTACGAAGAGCGGGAAAAGATCTACATGCAGTTCGCAGGCCAGTACAAGCCGAAGGAACTGGACATCTTCGCCAGGATGATCGCCGAGATCATCAACGGCCTGGAAGAGAATCCGGATCAGGACTTTCTCGGCGAGATGTACATGGCTCTCGATTTCGGGAGCTCCGCAGCCGGACAGTTTTTCACCCCGTATTCCGTTTGCCAGTGCACGGCAGCGCTTGTCGCAGACTTCCATGAGCTGAAAGCAAAAATCGCAGACCAAGGGTTCGTCTCCGTGACGGACCCGGCCTGCGGGGCAGGAGCGCTGCTGATGGCCTTTGCCAACCAGTGCAGGGCGCAGGGTATCAACTACCAGACGCAATGCCTGTTCGTCGCCCAGGACATCGACTTCACGGTCGGCTGCATGTGCTACATCGCCCTGTCCTTCATGGGCTGTGCCGGCTATGTGGTGATCGGCGATACCCTGTGCAACCCGAACGTCACGCGAGACAAGAGGGGCCTGATCCCGGTCGATGACTGCAGCCGGATCTGGTACACGCCCTGGTTCATGACGACGGAGCTGTGGGCCGGACGGCGGGCGGCTGCATTGATGGACCTGATCGCACACGGCGGCAGGTCAGAGCGTGAACCGGAACCGGCAGCAGACGAAAAGCCCGCCGAAGCCCCGCCCAGCCAAACCCAGCCACCCACAGTGGCCGAGATGGTCGAAACCCCTGTTGTTATATTCCCCGAGCTGGAAAAGCCCGTGGAGGCCGAGGAAACGGCCTACAGTGGCAACGAGTTCGGACAGCTGATGTTTTTCTGAAGGAGGCCGCATGAACAGAAAAGGAATCCCGAACTGGACGCCCGAAGAAGTGGAATATCTGAAAACCGCTTGGGGCACCACCTCCTACGAGGGAATGGCCAGAACCCTGAACAGATCTGTTTACGGCGTCCGGCTGAAAGCATCGAAGCTCGGCCTTGGCCGCTTCCTCAACCACGGCGAATACGTCACCCTGAACCAGCTGTATCGTGCATTCTGTGGCCGGAACTTCAATTCCTACAACGTCAAGACCTGGATTCAGGACCGTGACATGCCGATCCATTACAAGAAGCGCAGCAACAAAAGCCGTGTCCGGATCGTGTAT